GTCGCCGTCTGCCTCGACGTCAGCCCCGACCTGGCGCACGCCACGTTGGCCGCTGCGGCTGTGGCGGCGGACGGCCGGGTCCTCGTCGAGGTGGTCGCCGCGTGGGACTCCACGCAGGCGCTGAGGCGCGAACTCCGCGACCTGCTGGCCCGGGTGAAGCCGCGGGCGGTCGGATGGTTCCCGGGCGGTCCGGCGGCAGGGCTGGCCCCGGACCTACGCGGCCTGAAGGGCGGGACCGAGCTGAAGGCAGCAGAGGTCGGCGCGATCTGCCAGGGCCTCGCCGAGGCCGTCACGACCCGGCGGGTGATCCACGCCGGTGACCCGCTGCTGACGGCGCAGGTGGTCGGCGCGTCCCGGCTGTACTCCGGGGACGGGTGGCGGTTCACCCGCCGGGGCGTCGGCCACGTCGACGCGGTGTACGCGGCGGCCGGGGCCGTGCACCTGGCCCGGACCATGCCGGCGTCGCTCGGCAAGCCGAGGATCATCATGGCGCGCACCGCCTGACGGCGTGGCGTCACCGCATAGTGGTGACTTGAGAGTGAGAACGGTTATCATCTGGCCGTGCCGTTCTGGGGTCCGCTGACGCGTCGGGCCCTGTCGCGTGCCGCACCGACGCAGGCGCCCACCGCCGGCCGGGCCCGGTTCACCCTCGACGCGTCGGGGGATCTGCTCGCGGCGTGGTCGGCGTCCCTGGTCGACACCCCGGTGTCGCGGGCCGAGGCCCTGCAGGTCCCCGCAGTGCTGCGGTCCCGGAACCTGATCGCGGGGACCATCGCGACGTTGCCGCTGGTCTGCCGGGACGCCGGCCGCCGGGTGGTGCCGCGGGCGCTGCTCGACCAGCCGGAGGCCGTCACCACGCGGGCGGTCACGGTCGGGCACACCGTCGCCGATCTGCTGTTCGAGGGCATCGCGTGGTGGAGGGTCGTCGAGCGGGAGCCGGCCGGGCTCGGCCAGGTCGGGTACCCGTGGCGGGTGATGCGCCTGGACCCGTCGATCGTGACGGTGCCGCAGACGTCGCAGCCGCTGACGCAGGGGTCGTTCACTGAGCAGCCGGTGCCCTACGGGCCGGCCCACGTGAACGGCGAGCGGGTCCCGGACGGCGACATCATCCGGTTCGACTCGCCGTTGCCGCCGCTGCTGCGGCACGCGGCGCGGGCGATCCGGACCATCCTGAAGCTGGACGCGGCCGCAGCGAACTACGCCGCCAACCCGATGCCGTTGGACATCTACACCCCGACGGATGGCGCTGACCCGGCGGACGACGACGACATCGCGGCGTTCCTCGCTGACCTGCAGCTGGCCCGGCAGACCCGGTCGTCTGCGTACATCCCGGCCGCGTTGCACCGCGAGCAGGCGATGCCGATGACCAGCGAGCAGATGCAGTTGGCCGAGTCCCGGCAGCACGCCGTCTTGGAGATCGCCCGGGCGTGCGGGATCGACCCCGAAGACCTCGGCGTGTCCACGACCAGCCGGACGTACCAGAACGCCGTCGATCGGCGGTTGGACCTGATCGCGTTCACGTTGGCGCCGTTCCTGCACGCGATCGAGCAGCGCCTCACCCTGGGGGACGTGACGCCGCCGGGTCAGCACGTCCGGTTCGACGTCGCCGAGTTGGAGCGGCCGAACGCGTTGGCCCGGTACCAGGCCTACGAGGTCGGGTTGCGGGTCGGTGCGATCACCGAGGAGGAGATCCGGGCGGCCGAGGACCGGCCGTCGCTGCCGAAGCCCCCGCCGGTACCGGCGCAGCAGCCGGCCCCGGCCCCGGCCCGGCAGTCCGACGAGCCGGCGCTGACGTTCGCGCACGACTCGGGCATCACCTTCGACCTGCCGTCGGTGGCCGAGTCGTTCAAGGTCGACGCGCACGCCCGGACCATCACCGGTCTCGTGGTGCCCTACGGGCCGGTGGCCCGGTCCGGGTTCTCCCGGTGGCGGTTCCAGCCGGGGTCGCTGAAGTACGCCGACGTGAAGCGGGTGAAGTTGCTCCGCGATCACGACGCCAGCCAGGCCCTGGGCGTCGCGGTGAAGGCCACCGAGACGGCGGCCGGGATGGTCGCGACGTTCAAGGTGGCCCGGGGTGAGGCCGGTGACCAGGCGCTCGCCCTCGCCGAGGACGGCGTGCTGGACGGCTTCAGCGTGGGCATCGACTTCGAGGCCGACGGGTGGGTGCCCGACCCGGCCGACGACGGCGTGCGCCTCGTGCAGGCCGCCGCCTGGCGTGAGACCAGCCTGACCGCACTGCCCGCGTTCGACTCCGCTCGTGTCGCGAGCGTGACCGCAGCAACCCCTGGAAGGGATCTCACCATGTCCGTCACGGCCCCGGAGCAGACCGCTCCCGCCGCTCCGGCGCCCGCGCCGGACACCACCGCGTTTGCGGCAGCGATGGAGCAGGCAGTCACCGCCGCCCTGCAGAAGTTCGCCAGCGCCGGTCCGACGCCGGTCCCGTCGGCGCACCCGGGCGGCCCCGTCCAGCCCCAGGCCAGGCCGGGCGCCCTGCACCTGTCGGTCACCGAGCCGCCCGTCTACCGGTTCTCCCGGGCGAAGGGTCACAGCCTCGTGCGTGACCTGTGGAAGGCCCGCACCGAGGGCGACGTCGAGGCCATGGCCCGGCTCGCGAAGTTCCGGGCGCAGCAGGAGGACATCGCCTCGAAGGTGGAGCTGACCAAGGAGACGTTCGAGCTCTCGCCGGGTGTCGAGTTCACCACGGGCACCCGGGCGAACATCTCGCAGGTGATCCCGCCGGGGTACCGGCCGGAGTTCTATGTGCCGCAGCTGTTCCAGGGTCGCCCGATCATCGACAACATCAGCCGTGGTGTGATCGATGACGCGACGCAGTTCAGCATCCCGAAGTTCGGGACCGCGACCGGCCTGTCTGCGGCCGGCACCGAGGGGTCGAACCCGGCCGACGGCACGATCACCGCGTCCACGGTGACGGTGGCCCCGGCCACCGCGGTGGGCCTGTTCAAGGTCACCCGCGAGTTGGTCGACGCCGCGAACCCGGCGATCGACGCGATCGCCCTGCAGGCGATGCAGGAGGCGTACAGCCAGGACGTCGAGGGCCGCGCCTACGCGAAGATCAATTCGGCGAACGGGGTGGCGGGGGTCATCACCTCCGGGTTCGTTCCCTCCGGTGCAGCGGTCGCGACCGCGACCGGTGCCGGTGCGGGCCTGTCCGACGACGGTGTCGCGCTGATCCGGACGCTGCGGCAGCAGCTCACCGCGTACCCGTTCCGCCGGTTCGCGCCGGTCACCCGGGGCCTGGTGTCCGCCGAGGGCGCCACCCTGCTCACCTCGGCCGAGGACACCACCGGCCGGCCGCTGCTGCCGCCGGTGTCGCCGATGAACTCCGCCGGCACGATGGACGGCAACGGCACCCCGACGCAGGGCTGGAACCTCGACGGCCTGGCCGTCAAGCCGGCGTGGTCGATGACCGGGAACGCCGCCGGTGACCCGGACTCCCTGCTGTTCAACCACAACGACGTGTGGTGCTGGGAGTCGCCGCTGCTGATGTTCCGGTACGAGGAGCGCAACGGGCCCGCGCTGATCGAGTTGGCGATCTTCGGGTACTTCGCCGTGGAGATCCTGCGCGCCAGCGGCTTCAGCGCCGTCCGTGTGACCGCCGTCCCGTGATGGCGGGCAAGCCGAAGGACGTCCCCGCAGCGGATCAGACCCCCGAACGGGTCCGCTGCGGGGGCTGGGTCCTCACCGAGAACGGCTGGCAGATCGACGAGCCGGCCACCGACGCACCGACCACGTAGCCGAGAGGAGGCGCCCCGATGCCCACGACCGCACTCACGCCGGAGTCGGGGCGCCTCGACGTCGGCGACAGCTGGCTGCTCGCCGTCGAGTGCCGCGACGACGTCACCGGTGACCTGAAGGACGCCACCGTCACCGCGGTCGTCACCCGCCCGGACACGTCGACGAGCAACCCGACGGTGACGCGGCAGTCCCTGGGCGTCTTCTACGCCAGCTACACGCTGGCGGCTGCGGGCCGGCACACCGCGCTGGTGACGTCGACCGGCACGGTCGTCAGCGTGACGGACTTCGCGGTCGACGCGGTGGTGCCGGGCGCGCTACCCACTCCCACAGAGGCGCAGTCGTACCTCACGTCGATCGGGACGACGTCCTACGCCCTGGGCGACATCACGGCCGCGTTGGCCGCTGAGACGGCCGCGCAGGGCCGCGTCTGCCGGGTCCCCGGGGTGTATCCGGCGGACCTGCGGGAGGCCCTGTTCCGGCGGGTCGCCCGCAACCTGGCGATGCGGTCGCTGCCGTTGGCGGTTCTGCAGGGCGACGCCGAGTCCGGGTCGCTGACCCTCGGCTCCCGCGACCCCGAGGTCAAGCGCCTCGAAGGCCCGCACAGACGATTGGTGGTTGGTTGATGTTGACGACGTCGACCCGGGCCAGCCTGGCCGCCGCCCTGAACACGGTGTCCGGGGTGAAGGGCTACGCGTACCGGCCGACCGCACCCCGGGCGGGCGATGCGTGGCCGCAGGTCGAGTCCGCCGTCCGGGAGGTCGCCGACGCGTGGTCGATCTCGTGGCGGATCTTCGTGGTCCTGCCACCGGACGAGAAGGGCGCGTCGATCGCCTTCGACACCCTCGTGCCCCTGCTCGTCGACACCATCGAGGCGACCGCCTACGTCGACTCCGTCGCCCCGGTCGTGCTGGCCACGTCAGCCGGCGACCTGAACGCCATCGAGATCCGAGCCAGAGGAGAATAGACAATGGCTGCCCCCACCGGCGGATACGTCCTGCGGGACGCGATCGTGAAGTTCGGTTCGACCGTATTCACGAACCAGGTGCAGAAGGTGCGCCTGGTCCCGAACGTGACCCGCGAGACGTTCAAGACCCTCGTTCCGGATGGTGTCGTGAATGACGTCACCACGTTCTGGGAACTGGAGCTGATGGGTGTCCAGGACTGGGAAACCGGCGGTATCGCCGACTACCTGAACACGAACGCCGGCAGCGTCGTCACCGTCGTGGTGGCGCCTCGGTCGGGTACCGGTAGGAAACAGGCCACCGTGTCCGTGATGTGCCAGCCGGTGGAGTTCGGTGGCGAGCAGGGGTCGCTCAACACCTTCGACGTGACGTTGGGTTGCAACGGCACTCCAGTGTTCTCGAGCCAGCCGTGAGCGCCCAGTTCGAGCTCACCGTGCATTACGACGACGGTGCCACCGTCGACGTCAAGGCGGGGCAGCGGGAATGCGCTGCGTGGGAACGGGAACCGTTCGGCTGCGCCACGATGCAGGCCGTCGACCGGACCCCGGTCCTGTTCGTCCGGTACCTGGCGTTCGCGGCGCTCAAGCGGCTGCGGCAGCTCCCGCCGAACGCCGACGGGCGGGCACCGACGTTCGAGCAGTGGGACGCCGGGGTCGACGACGTCGAGGACGCCGGAGCCGACGACGAGGACGACGACGACGAGGCGGGACCTACGACGCCGGATCGGCCAGTGGAGGCCTGATCCGGCTCGCGCTGAACCTCGGGCAGCCGGTCAGCGAGGTCCTGGAATGGGACGACGCCACGATCCGGACGGCGCTGGAGTGGCTCGACGAACGCAACGACGCGATGCGGGACGCAGCGAAGGGGAGGTGAATCGGATGCGGGTGCGAGCGACATCCGAGGACATCGCCCGGATCGCGGAAGCGGTCCGCCGGCTCGGCGCTGACCGGACCATCGTGAACGAGATGTCGCGGGACATCCGGCGGGCCGGGCCACCGATCCGCCGTGCCGTCCGGGACCGGGCCCTGGCGATCCTGCCGCACCGTGGTGGCCTGAACCGGTGGATGGCCAGAGCCTCCGTGCGGGTCGCCGTCCGCCGGTCCCGCGACAGCGCGGGCGTCCACATCGTCGTCGGCCGGAACAGCGTGCACGGCCGGTCCGCCACGAAGCTGATCGACGCGGGCATGGTGCGGCACCCGTCGTGGGGTCGCCGCGACGCCTGGCACCTGCAGCACGTTCGCGCCGGGTTCGCTACTCACGCAGTGGATTCCGATGGCGCCGACGAGTTCCGTCGACTGGTGGAAGAGGCTGTGGACCGGGCCCTGAGGCGGGTGTTCTGAGATGGCGTCCGTCCGCGACCTGGTCATCAACATCTTCGGTGAGGACCGCACCGATCGCGCCACCCGTGGGGTGCTCCGCAACATCCGCCGGATCAAGCACGCGCTCGGCACCCTCGGCGACATCGGTGGTGGAATCGTCGATGTGCTCAGGGTCACCGGGAGGCGGGGCGGCATCGCGCTCGCAGTATCGCTGGCCGCGACCGCAGCACCGCTGATCGTCACGATGGTGGCGGCTGCGATCCAGGCCGGCGGTGTCCTCGGGATGATCGGGCTGGCCGCCTACCTGCAGCGGGACAATCCTGCCCTTCAGGCGGCCGTAGCGAAGCTGAAGACGACCGTCGCCACCGGGCTGAAGGATGCGTCGGCGCCGCTCGCCGACGACTTCGTCGTGGCCGTCAACAAGATGACGGCGTCCGCGGATCGGAACATGCCGCTGGTCGCCGCGGCGTTCAAGGCGGTCGAGCCGTCGATCACGAAGCTGACCGACGGGCTCATCGGATTCGTCGAGGGGGCCGCGCCCGGGTTCGTCCGGATGCTGGAGCAGTCGCAGCCGGTGATCGACGTCATCGCCGCGAGGCTGCCGGTGGTCGGGAAGGCGCTCGGGTCGGTGTTCGACACCATCGGCGAGGGTGCCCCCGAGAACGCGAGAGCTATGGGCGACCTGCTGGACCTGCTCGCCATCTTCCTCCTGCTGATCGGCAGCTCGATCGCGATTTCTCGGACCTTCTACGAATCGTCCCGGGCGGCATTCCTGGGGATTCTGCGCGTCGTGGGGCAGGCGATGTCGCTGTCGCTGCGCGCCGTAGAGCTGTTCATCACCGGAACCCTGCGCGGTCTGGCGAAGGTAGCCTCTGCGGTCGGCGCCGACGACCTGGCGCGGAAGCTGCGTGGCGCGGCCGACTCCGTCGAGGCGTCCGGCAAGGCGATCCGCGACGAGTTCGCCCGGATGCAGGCCCAGATCAACGCCCTGCACGGCAAGACCGTCACCATCAATGTGGCGATCAAGAAGCAGCAGGCGTCCGGGAATCCGGGCTATGTGAAGGGCATCAACGTGCCGTTCGCGACGTCCAGTTGGTCGCCGACGTTCGCGGCCGCCGGCGGGATGGGCGGGCACCTCGCCGTCACGTCCGGGCCGGTCGGCGTGCAGGTGTACATCGACGGCCAGGAGACCGCGGCCCGGACGATCGTCAACGACAGCGCGTCACGGCAAGCGTGGCGCGCACGAACCGGAAGGCGCTGAACACCCATGGCTGACATCTACGTCGCGCACGCGGACGGCGTCGCGCTCGTCGCGGCGACCGCGAAGACCGTCCTGCAGATCACCGCGCCCGCCACCGTCCGTGGCCGGGTCCGCGAGCTGCAGATCAGCCTGGACGGCGCGACCGCCGCGAACCCGCCCGGCCTGGTCGAACTCCTCACCCAGGCCACCGCCGGCGCCATGACGGCGACCACCCCGGCGCCGGTCGACCCCGCCGCCCCCGCGTCGCTGGTCACGGCGGCGTTCAACGCGACCGCC